CCACTGGAGTGAAGTGATGTTTCTTCCCACCCTCATCAAATACTATTGTATCACCACCTGTGTTAGTAAGGTAGATCAACATATTCTTATGAGGAAACTCATGATCAGTGTGAGGTACTGTCAATACATTACCTTCAACTGGGTGCACAGCATTCGCATTTATACGATATACTACGTCCACCTTAAGGTTATTTAGCTCGAAGATTTGTTGAATCACTGACTCAACGTTCGGCAACCACTCTGAATTTGCCTTAGAATACAGTCCATGTCTAGGACTAGGACCATGTAGGAAGGCATGAGAGTAGAAGGATAGGTCAGAGTAGTCACCTCTACCCTCCATGTATGGTGTTGCTTGAGCATTATGTGACCAACCGAAGTGTGGTCCTAAAACCAACTCCTTAAAACTTGTATAGTCTCCTGTATCTGGAGTCTCTAGTCGAGTAAACATCATTTAGGGAAGGGTATCATTCCTAGGTTAGCATTCGCAGCATGAGGTCTATCAGTTACATCAAAACCTATTGTTATCCTTGGAGTATCAAATGGTTCAATGACTTTAACCTCATGTGGGTTGTTGCCTGGACCTATGTATACTCTTCCTATCTTATTATCAATAACATAATTGTCAAAGACAGTAGTAGTATTATGAGGCTCAATGGATATGTATCCATGAATCGGCCATTGATGGTTGTGCCATTTCAAAACTTGATCTGGCATATGATAGTTGACCCATGACTGTATCCATAAGTCACCGTCAGTGTAGTCATAAACAAACCCCCTCAACTCTTTGAATAGGTCATAGAAGACCTGAGTTGGGGAGGTTAATCCGAATAGATTGTATTTACTATATGTCCACGTGGGATCATCATCTCCCAGAAAGGAGATGGAATTATTTAAAATATTGATCATCACTCTCTGATTGTCTAGGACAACCTGAGATTCATATAGTTTATGATCCATTTAGAATGGTGATCCAGGCACAGGTAATCCTGGCAATGATGGTCCTTGAGGTCCAACAGGTAGTGGTAGTGATTTGATTGCACCACCAGCAAGTCCACCTATGGCATTGCCAACGACCTTCTGCTTAACTGATTCTATGATTGCATCCTTTTGGACATAGACATATCCAACAGTACCAATAACGGTAAGAGATACAACACCGCTAAAGATAGCGATTCCATTTATAATTTTTTGCATAACACTAAAGTGTGTAAGGTTTTTCGTCTTTCTTACCAGGGTCAACAGCAATAATTTTTAGAGGTGCTTGCTCAATCCTTAATGTCTGAACAGGTCCACCGTTGCCATTACCACCACCAACAGCACCGTTACCGTTGCCATTCATCTTCATGGTACCATCCCCCTTCTTAGAAGCGGTCTGAATCCCGAAGCTAGCTAAAACTCCAGTAAAAACCGAAGCTATAAAAGTTGGATCAATTTTCTGTTGTACCATACCTGGTATTGTAACATAATTTAACGTGAGTATACCCCCACTCCAAACTAGTACACCAAGTCTCACAAAAGTAGAGAATATCGCAGCAGCGTCATCCTCATCTGGTAATACTTTGTCCTTTATTGTACCAAAGACTCCTTTTTTTGTCAAGTCTTCTTCCTTTTTGTCAGCCATACTAAGTCACCTCCTGCGTAACCTTCTTTTTACCAATATTATATTTGGATTCAAGAGTCCAGTCTGACTTGTCCTTAAATGACAAAACTTTTATCTGGTTGAGGGGTGCTAGATCTTCAGCAGATCCAATGATCTCTACGAGACCCCAGTCAGATAGAAGTTTAGCAATACGATTGCGACGTTGTACATCGTTTGACGTAATGTTAGTAGGTTTACCATCCAGTGCAAAGAGTTCTTTGAAGTGGACTATGTAATACTTACCACGCTTATGTAGAATGTGACAAGACTGATAGAGCTTACGCTCCTTGCGAGACGCTACACCTATACGGGTCAATGTCTCTCTCACTTTGAGAAAGTCATCAGGTTCCTTAAGGGTAACTTCTAGCATCATGTCTTGAGACCACGAGATCTCATCACTCATTGTCTGCCTCCAATATCTAATTTAGATTTAATAACTTCAATTTGGTCTTGAGTTAAAACTCTCATCGCTTGCTGAGCTTTCTCAGTGTTATAACCATAGTATCTTTTCACAGAGTCAAGGTCACAGTCTTTAGACTTCTTATCCCAAGGAGAAAATCGCTTAGATTTCCTAACACTATGTATAAAGTACTGGTATTGAAGATCATTATCTAAATGTGAAGATGCATTCATCTCATTGGCATGCATTACTGTGTCAATGAATGCCGATAGACATTTGTTCACAACAAAAGCAGGGTACTTCTTCATTGCTCTCTCATCTTGAGAGAGATCACCCTGCTTTAGATTAATACTGTTAAGGTAATCCTTCAGTGGATACTCATGCATATAACTGCTCTAGTGGAGATGAATTAATAGGGTAGTTTGCTACCAACAATTCTTTCTTCAATTTATTATCTGGTCTATGTTTCATACCATAAGTGATCTGAAACTCTTCTTGATAGTAGTCTCTGTATGCTTCCTTCAGGTCATCATCAACATTATAAGTGACAAACCAATCATGCTTGCATAAATTACAAGCCTCAATGAATTCTTCATGCTTAAAATTCTTATGTAACTCTGCATTGCTACCATACAGATACGTTCCTATCTTATATGGTGGATCTAAGAAAAGAAATACTTTGTCACCATCTGCTTGCATTACCTCTGAGTAATCTAAGTTGGTGATCTTCCAATTCTTAATCAACTGAGAGATTTCTGCTAAGTATCTGGCCCCACGAGTGGTAAAATTCTGTCTACTTGCTGTAGCACTAAAGGAACTATTCTCGGTAAGTCCACTATAACTGCACTTATTAAGAACCCAAAAAAGAATAGCTTGAGTATAAGGATCCTCTTTGTGTATTTTGTCTTTGGCATCTTTAAACAACTCCTTTGCCTTGTCTTCTGTCGAATGCTCTTCCTTTATCTTTACTAACTCTTCCGAAAGTCTGTCACCTTCACTCTGTAAATGGATCCAAAAATTGTAAAGGTAAGTATATTTATCATTGACCCATACAGGTATGTCTGGGAACATCTGAGTGAAGAGTAGTGCTACAGATCCACCACCAATGAATGGTTCTCTATACTCTTTCATATCTCTAGGGAATCTAGGGATAAAATCTTTAGCAACCCTAGACTTTCCTCCAGGATATCTTAGTGGTGTCTTACGTGTCTTCATAATAACTTAACGTGTAGTTGTGGTGCTTCCCATGGACCGACGTTTACCTTCCCTGTAGGAAATGCATTGAATGAGATAGTCCACCTATCAAACTTATCCAATTGTCGCATAGAATAGTGTTTTAGCCAAGAGGGAAACAATATAAGTTTACCTGGCTCAGCTTTAATAGCAGCATTGATGCCATACTCTGCTTGCATTAAGGACTCTTGAAATACATCTAGTGTATCAGATGTCCTTGGTGTCATAGGATCCTCGAATACTGTATCAGCACCCTCAGTCAGGTAGTATACAGCACTCAAATATGACATAGGATGTCTATGTAATGGATGTCCTACCCCACTACCAGCAGGTGCTAGGTTAAACCACTCCATTGATATCTCTAGTTTATCACAGTACAACTGATACTGTGTCCTATATTCGGCCAGTGCCTCCTGAAAGAACCAATTTAACCTAACAACGTGTTCATTGTCACACTTATGCAAATCAGGTCTGCTTGTTATAACTCCTTCAGGAAAGTTGCTAGGTTGTGCTGGATATGAACTAAAATACTCGATCAAATGGTCGTGTATATCGTCTTCTGGCTTATAATATTCCCTTATTCTTACTGGAAATAAATGGGATTCAGTTACTCTCATTTGTATTCAGATAGATTCAGTGCCCCTATATCCTTCTTCCATCCCTGCACCTTAACTTTTGCCATTGGTTTATCCCAACCACCAAAGTTAATGTCACCAGTAGGGAAGGTGTTAAGTGCTATGGAATATCTATCCACATCACTATAGTTCTCTACTGTAGCATGGACTAACCAACTTGGGAAGAGTATTAATCCTCCTCTACCACCATGATAAAAGACTTGATTGTCTATCGGTCCTCCATCCAGATGGAAACCAGCCCACTCTCTCTTGTCAAGTGGGTCTAGGAATACTGTTGGTGCTTCAGATGCACCAGTGACATAATATATGCCACTTAGATATGACATAGGATGTCTATGTGGGTGGTGTCTATCACCACTCTTAGCATCAGACCTATTAACCCATGCCTTATTGATTACTAAACGATCACAATGCCAATTCTCTTGTGCATGTAGAGTGTCAACACAACTTTGGAACCATGCCATAAGGTCATGCCACTCCTCTAACTCATGAATATCATCACAAGTACCAACCCCACCTGGATTGTTATAACATTTATAGTTGAGACCCCTTGCCATCTCCTCAGTCTTATCTACAAGATCTGATGGTGCTCTAAACTGCCAACACCTTACTGGAAATAGTGGTAACTCATCTACTTTCTGTTTCATTTTTTAAATACACCCAACTTTGATAGTAACCATAGTGTAACTATTGTCCACCCTATAACATACCACATCATTTGTATTCACACCTCATCATTAACTCTGTCATAAATGCAACTATATTTACCTCTTGATCTACCACAAATGAGGATTTGTATTGATACTCAGAAATAATCAACACTGCCTCTGGGATAGACTTAGGGTCAAAATAGTTATAAAGGTTATCATAGATCTTTCTCATGATAACTTGTGGTTCGTTGTCCAGATTCTGAGCAACCCACTTCTTCATGTTAGTAAACTCTTTATTACGGAGATGACCAACGACCTTCTCTATACTAAACTCATTTGAAGATGCTAAAATACCTGCATCTATACTACCAGTTGATGAATATCTTTGCAACTCATTAAGAGTACGTCTGAAGTCAGGGAAGTACTTCATGACTACTTCTGCTACTACCTTCTCCTCATACTTAACCATCTCCATCTCAAGTATTACCTTGACCCTATGGAAGAATTGTTCTGCTAACTGCTTCTTATCTTGTCCCTTTACATTAAAGTCTACTACTGAGCACCTACTATGCAACGGTGCTATGATTTTGTTTTTATAATTACAAGTAAAGATGAACCTGCAGTTCTTTTGAAACTCTTCAATCGACGCTCGTAAAAGTAATTGTACGTCAGGTGTTGTATTGTCTGCCTCATCCACAATAATAACCTTGTGGTTGGAATCAGAAGTAAGAGACACAGTAGAAGCAAAGGTCTTTGCCTGATTGCGTATAGTGTCCAAGAATCTACCCTCATCTGACCCATTGATAACATATGAATCTACCTTCAACTGTTCGCATAATGCCTTTGCTACCGTCGTTTTACCTACACCAGCACCTCCAGAGAGAAGTAGATTAGGAATTGCTCCCTGATCTACAAATCCCTGAAAGATCTTCCTAGTTTCCTCTGGAAGAATACAATCCTCTACAGATTGAGGACGGTACTTCTCAACCCATAGGAATAGTTTGTCGCTCATAATTTAGTTTGGCTCCAATGCCACGAAGTAGTTTAGTGCAGACTGTGATAGCGATGAGAAGTTAGCAATACTCTTGTTGCTAACAGTTACATGATAGGTACCTGGAATTAACTTCAGGTTCTCTACCTTGAAACAATAACAGAAGTTACGTCTCTCTGGTGTCATCTTACCAGGATCCTCAAAGGTCACCTTCTTCATTGGTAATGAGAAGACATTACTGGTTTGATTCTTCTTATCCTTTACGCAAATGCTATACTCTCCGTTATATCCATACAAACATAGGTCTTCTACCCCATATACTTTTGCTGCTTGAAGCAATTGCTCCAGATCCTGCATCGGAAGATCAAAATGAAACTCCTTACCAGGTATATTAATATCAAAGTCAGGAGGGGTGACTATGATGTCTGGGTCACTGTAATAATATGTAGTCTTACCCTTTGTATCTTCATCATAAATGATAACTTTTTTATCATCAGGGAAATACAACCATGGACTCTTGAATAGAGACAGTGCACCTAGGAACAATGGTAGGTCATAGATGGACATCTTACGAGGGAATAACTCATTGCAATCTGACATGGCAATGATATTCTTATTCACCGACATCGTTTGAAGGAACTTACCCTCTTCAATAATAATAGACTTATTGATGGTACTAAAATTTCTCAACAGATCAACTGTCTTCTTAGACAGTTGTAGGTTGGTAGAAAAATCTTTCTCACCTTGTGTCGAGGGAGTCCTTCTTAAATCTTGAGGAATATTGTCTAATGCTGGAGTGCTAGTCATAATCTATGAATTCTGCTGGTGTAGGGACGTTTTCTGGTTTGTCATCAGGATACGAGGTACCTGAGAAATAATATAATAGTATAGCATAGTGAATGATTTTTAGCACATCATCCTTATGCTTACCTTTCTTCCTGTAACGTGAAGCATACTTAATAATATTGGATTGACAGAAGTGCTCTGCTGTCCCTATCGCTTCAAGGAGATCCAATGTTTGGACCCCCTTCTCTTCGTTACTGTAATGAGATCGATAGGTCTGCGAGATATAATCTTGCACGACCTTGATCGTATCGTCTTCTTTATACTTCATAGAGTTATACTATCATGTGGCTAGAATGTTGTCAAGGTTCTCGATGTCAACCTCATTGTCAATCTTATCATACAATTCTAAGAATGACTGCTTTGTTTCATCATCGAAACGATTCAAACATACCTTGATTGCCTTGACTCTATCAGAGAATATGCTGTAGGCACGGATGATATGTACCAATCTACGTGTTGAGATGACCTCATCCACTCCACCATCTTTGAAAGTTTTACGGATGATCTCTGCCCAGTTAGTAAGGTTAGCAATATACTTATCATCGCAGCAGTCTAACTCTTTACAATAGTTATTGAGCATTCTGATCTCTGTCTTAGCAGGTGGATAGTCTTGCTCAAAGGTTAGAGGGAATCTCTCTAGGAATGCTTCATTCAATACGTTAGTACCAATGAATCTACCGTCCTCGGATCCTTTACCCTTAGTGTTAGCAGTTGCAACCACTGTAAAACCAGGTGCTGGTTGGACATAACGTCCTACCTTCTTTAGAAACACACCCTTGCCTTCAAGTATTGATTGTAGGCAGAGAATCTTATTGGAAGCAAGGTCGATCTCGTCAAGTAAGAGTACTGAGCCACGCTCAAGTGCCTCAATGACAGGTCCGTTATGCCAAACTGTAGACCCATCCACAAGCCTAAACCCACCAATAAGATCGTCTTCATCAGTTTCAATAGTAATGTTTACTCGGATTAGATCCCTCTTTGCTTGAGCACATGCTTGCTCTACACCGAAGGTCTTACCGTTACCTGATAGACCAGTGATGAATATAGGATAGAAAATTTTAGATTGTATAACCTTCTTGAGGTCATTAAAGTTACCGAAAGGTACAAAATGATTGTCCTTATCAGGTACTAGGTTAGCAGGTATCTCAGAAACCTCGAAAGTCCTCTCTAGTTGCTTCTTGGCTTCCTCCATTGTGAGATCCCATTTGCCACGCTTAACCTTAAACTCATTAAGATATTTTGTTACAGTCTGATAAGACACATTAAAATGGTCTACTGCTTTTAATAGATGCTCGGTCTTAACTTGTAGTCCGAATTCTCCTACAAGATAATCTCTTAAGTCTTTAGTAGTCACTGGGCATAATGCTGGCATTTGATTCCTTTGATTTGTATACTATCATTATAGTCCAAGATCAAGGGGTTGTGTAGGTAACCATGACGGTTTGTTTTCTGGCACACGGTTATAGTTTTCTAGTATCCATGGCTTAGTTGCGAGATACATTCTGTATGCAGTGATAGTATCGATAGTATTATCGTACTTTAATACATCAGGCATTGCTCTAACGAATGGAGTATGCTTTTCAGGGCATCCATTATCCATCTGTGTTAATGCTGCCATCCTTATACTTCTTTCACATGCATGTTTCTTATTGTATCTAGATTGATATTCATTACATAATGATATTCCATGTTGAAATAACCACTGTAGATTATCATCAGACTCTGCTGCCCATTTAACACAAGGATGATTTCTAAATGCACCCTTCTCTACATTGTATGGAGTGCCATCTGATTTAAAAACAACACCCACATTCCAATACCACTTAGAAAAGACCAACGCAATCATTTGCGTGGTCTCTACTGGCATCTTAACAACATACTTATCTGGCAGCGAGAATGCTGCCAGTGCTGGTTCTTCATCAACAGCGAATATATTCATGCTATCTGATCAATAAAAGATGAAAGTATCTTTTTGTTATTCTTCTTACCCTTCAGAGATTTCTGGAAAGCATTCTTGATCTGATTCTTAGTGGCATCAACGTCCACATCAAACTCGACCTCTGTATTTAGTGCAGAAGATGCAATAAAATAGATCTCTTGGTATCCTAACACAGGAGCAGCGATACACTTGGTCTTTCTAAACCCACTGATGTACTTATCAACAACAGCAGCACCTCTCATTCTCATATCAGGTTTATCATACCCATAATTGTTGCATTCTCTGTCAAGTATCCTTCTTAGGTCACGTTGAGTTATGATTCTAAATCCTAGGAAGTTACACTCTGGAAACTTACCCTTAAGATATCTTAGAAGTTGCTTAGTGAATGGTGCAGACTCATCAAACTTATGGATTCTACCAGTCTTACGATCTCTGATCTGTGTCTGGTAACGTACTGATCCTCTAAAGATTCTCTCATCACCATGGTAGTCAGACTTCATCCAGATACCAGGATGTGCTGCTTCACCATCAGACAATATACTAATGTGTACTTTCTCTACTTTATTTCTTCTTCTAAAGTCAGGAATGATTGTCTGCAAACATCCTATCGCTTCACATAATGGAGTGCCACCTAATTGCATATGTGATGGGACAGCATCAGGGATTGCCATTTTTCTTTCCCACTCCTCATCTGAGCACTGCCATGATGATCTATAGGATCTATATCCATATCTGGTATCAAACATGGTAGTAATTCTCCAGATATCCCTAGCATAAGTATCAAACTGTCTATTGTTTAGAGTGCTGCTAAGAAGATTAACCAAGAAGAAATGCTCTGGTATGTGTAGAGTGCCTAGTCTACCAGTCCACTCTTCATAACTGTTTCTATTAAAGTTTTCTGGGTAGAATGATGCATCACCAACGAATGAATATACATCGAATGGGATTCCAACCTTACGACAGAAGAGACACAAGGATAGAAGTTGCTTGTATGTGTCATGTATATCATCTGCCATGGATCCAGACCAGTCTAATAGGAAGATTAGTCCATGATTCTTACCTTCAGGTATGTTAGTAACCTTCTTAAAGATGTCATCATTAAACTTATAAGTATGCAACTTAGAAGTATCCAACACACCAGTCTTAGATACTGTTGCTCTTGAATATGCAGTTGCTGCTTTCTTCATCTCAAACTCTTTAGCAAGATAGTTTACTTCTCTTGCATTTAATCTCTTCCACTGACGGTACTCGTTATCAACTGTTGACCAGTCAAGTGGTTTACCTTGATATGCATCGTAGTCAGGGTCAGTGAATCTAGCATGACCCCAAAACTCATTGTTTAGGTCATGGATTCTATGAGGTGAAACTACATGGTGCTTAAGATCAACGTCATCTATCTCCATATATGTTGGCTCATAGTGACCAGAGTCCTTTGCCAACTCCTTAACTGC